GATGATAACAATGTTGAACAAGTACAAAAAGCAACAGATTGTTTTTCTATATTTCCTAACAAAAAGTTACTTATTGGCGCTTTATCTTTTATCAGTTATCCGTGTTACATCATTTGGATAAACCCTACCTCACATGAAAGGTCAAAATATTACTTTACAGATGAATATGAATTCGAAGAGTATTTCAAATTTAAGGAGGAACAATAAATGACGGTGTTCCATGTATTGGTGCTAATTATAATTGGTGCATTTATTACAGACTATGTAAGGTTGCGTAAGGAAAAAGCTAAATTAAGAGTTAACGTAAGTATTCTTGCTGAGCATGTTATGAAAGATTACGGAGCAGAGTACACATATAAACTTATCAATTACAAGGAGGAATAATAAATGACAAATACATTAGAAATTAAATTGTTATCAGAAAATGCGACTATGCCGAAGAGAGCAAATTCTACAGATAGTGGATTGGACTTATACGTATCAGAAACGATTAATATTCCTGCACACGCAACTAAAGTAGTTAAAACAGATATAGCAATTAATCTACCTTATGGGTATGAGGCACAAGTAAGACCTAGATCTGGTAAATCACTTAAAACTAAATTGCGCGTAGCACTAGGAACAATAGACCAAACATACCACAAAGAAATAGGTATCATCACAGACAATATAGGTGATGAAGATATCACAGTAGAAAAAGGTGAAAGACTAGCACAGTTAGTTGTAGCACCAGTTGTATATCCTACACCCAAACAGGTTGATTGGTTTGAAAATGAAAGTGACAGAGGTGCATATGGAAGCACAGGAGAGTAAAGATATATACGAAATAGTGAAAGAGGTGTTAGGGAAGTGAAAACAACAGAATTTATTGAATCGGTTAAACGTTTAGGATACAAAGTCAAATTGTCATACAAAAATGTAAATCATAAAAAGACTAAACTTTTAATCTATACAGAGAATGAGAGGCATCCAAGTGCATGGGTTTTTGTACATGAACAGTATTCTTTCAGAAGTTTAGGAATTAATAGTGAATTGTTCACATTGTTAGTGATGTATGCAAGCACTCCTATTAACGAACGAGGTGCTAACTTATGCAATACCTAATTACAACATTCACTGATTCATCAGGTACACAACACAAACATATAGCAAAGCTTAGGGATAATCAGACGGCAACTGTGGTTAATGCAGAGAGTAAAGAAGAGGCGATGAAGATATATGAGGAGGATAAGATGATTAAACGAATTTTAAAGATATGGTTTACTATCGCTATGTATGAGTTAGGCAAATGGATTGGTAGAGAGTTGTATTACAAGTTAACTGCAAACGATGAGGTGGAAGTGCCTAAGGACTTCGACGAATACGACCACACTCATTTGAATGGCATATACGGAGGTTATTAAAGTGATTTGGATAAGTTTATTATCGGTAACAATTGTGTTAGTACTGTGTATTTTTGCTATATATAAGTGGATTAAAGCAGAGAAAAGAGTTAATGAGTTACAGGAAGATAAACATGGATTGCAATTAGATAAGTTACATTTAGAAAGAGAGGTATCTTGGTTGAAAAATAAGGATAATAAAAACAACATAGGCAAATACGTGGTTGAGTTAAAAAAAGGAGTATATTTAGTGAAAAAATATATAGGTAGTTATGGAAACACATGCATAATCACTGACAATGTATTTGAAGCTTTATCTTACGACGATTTATATTCAGCTAAAGAAGATGCATGTAGTTTTAACGGACGTGTACTAGAACACAAACCTAATTTAGAGGTGGTCAAACAATGTGGGGCGTAATAGCAATCATTATATTAGTTTTACTACTATTTGGCTCTATACTTGAACAGAATGATCTAAAACATCAGTTAGAAGTGAAAGATTATGAAGTTAAAAGACTTAAAGATAAGTTGGAGAATGGAGGGTAAGCATGGGATTAAGAAAATCAACGCAACGCTATTTAGAAAGTGAATTAAGCAATTATAGGCATATAGATAAAGATATCCAACGTGTGAGAGAAGAAGTGTTGAACCCTTGGCAACCCACTGACACTAATATTGGTGGAGATAGAGTGCATAGTAACGTTAGTGTCACGGAGATAAAAGCAACGCGTGTAGTGAATGATAGACGTTTATCTCAGTTAGCTAGAATGAAGTCTGCTATAGATATTGTATACCAAACAAGCAGTGAAGAAAGTCAACAACTCATGGATATATATTACTTTAAAAAGCCGAGAACATTAAACCTTACTGGTGTTGCTCAAGAAATATGTGTGAGTAAATCAACAGCTTATGAGTTAAGGAAAGAAATACTTATTAGATTGGCAGATGAGTTAGGTATTATGCATTAGGAGTGAGGATATGAAAGCTATAGAGATTTTAGAAGCAATATCAACAAAAATAAAAGAAGGAGAATATGTAGGCAATATTGGTATTATTGTTCAAATAAAAGATGATGAAATGTTAGAAGAAGGGAAGAAAGCTAAAAGTATTTTAGAAGCATTCGCCGAAAGAGTAGAATTAAAAGTAGTAAAAGCTGGTAAATATCAATTATCGCAATTTCCAAACAACGACTATCCAGTTTTTCGATTAACTGCTGGACCGTTTGGAAAAAGTCTGGAAAAATAACGTCACTAACGCTGTTATTATGATAGTGTAAGTTATTAAACGACTTACCTCATGTAAATCTTTCTATTTTTATTCCTTTCAAATGATCGAACATAATTTTTCTCCTTTCTGACCTATCCGATAGAAAAGTCGGGTAGGTTTTTGTATGCTGATATGACATTTAAAACGTGTGATATGAGTGTATAAAAACTTTAACTAATTTTGACATTGGAGGTGATTTTATTGCTTACTACAAAACAAACCAAAGCTATAGCTTTAATGGTTGAAAACAATTTAAATCAGAATGAAATAGCTAGAGAGTTAAAAGTAGCTAGACAAACCGTAGCAAATTGGAGAAAAAATGCAGAGTTCCAAGAAGAATTGCTTAATGCTGAACGTAATCTACTAAAAGGATTGACGGGTAAAGCGATTAAGACAATGGAAAATTTACTGACTGCTAAAAGTGAGTTAGTTAGGTATAACGCAGCAAGTGACATCTTAGACAGAACAGGACATAAACCTACTGATAAAGTTGAGGCAGAAGTAATCACTCCAACTTTCATAAATGATGTGCCAGCCCATGACTGATAAAAAATTAAGTATTACAAAAACAATCGGTAGCGGGTATAACGAGTTCTGGCACAACAAAAACTTTTATCGAGTAGTGAAAGGTAGTCGTGGGAGCAAGAAATCTAAGACAACTGCACTAAACTTTATATACAGATTAATGGAGTATGAATGGGCTAACTTGCTTGTAGTCAGACGTTTTAGTAATACTAACAAACAATCGACATATACAGATTTGCGTTGGGCTACAAATAGACTGGGAGTCAAACACTTATTTAAATTCAATGATAGTTTACCGGAGATAACGTATAAACCCACTGGCCAAAAGATATTATTTAGAGGTCTTGATGATCCTTTGAAAATAACATCTATAACAGTAGAAAATGGCATACTTTGTTGGGCTTGGTTTGAAGAAGCCTATCAGATAGAAACGTTCGATAAATTTAGTACTGTTGTCGAATCTATACGTGGTTCTATTGATGATTCTGAATTTTTCAAACAGATAACGGTCACATTCAACCCCTGGAGTGAGAGACATTGGCTTAAACCTACATTCTTTGACGAAGATACTAAGTTGAACAACACATTTTCATATACAACAACCTATCGAGTAAATGAATGGCTTGATGAGGTCGATATTGCGCGTTATGAGGATTTATACAGAACAAACCCAAGACGTGCAAGAATTGTTTGTGATGGAGATTGGGGAGTAGCAGAAGGACTGGTGTTTGAGAATTTCGAGGTTAAGGAGTTTGACTGGGATAAAAAGTTGAAAGAAAAGCAAGTTGTAGCTCATGGCAGTGACTTTGGGTTTACTCAAGATCCTACAACGCTTATTAGCACTATCGTTGACTTAAAGAATAAAGAATTATGGATATACGATGAGCATTATCAAAGAGGTATGCTAACTGATGAGATATATCAAATGTATCTCGATAAAGGATTGAAAAACGCAAAGATAATTGCAGATAGTGCAGAGAAGCGATTGATAACAGAGATAAAACGTAAAGGCATATCTAATCTCAAACCATCTATTAAAGGTCAAGGTTCTATCATGCAAGGTGTTCAATTCATACAAGGTTTCAAAATATATGTACACCCAACATGTGAACATACGATAGAAGAATTAAACACATATACATTCGACCAAGACAAAGACGGTAACTGGTTAAATAAACCAATAGATGCAAATAACCATTTAATGGATGCATTGAGATATAGCCTAGAAGAATTCCATTTCCCTAGAAATAACAGAACGAACGTCAATATTAAGAAGAATATTAGCCGAGCAAAGGCGATGGGCTTATAAAGGAGGTAACACATGGCACACGTAAACAATTTCGAAAGAGATATTGAACGACGAGAAATGCGCGATGAAATATACAGACGCGACGCGGTAGAAACTTACAAATACGATGGCACAGTACAAGACCTGTTAGATAATCCTAACGACATCAGCGACTTTATTCGTCATCATTTAGAAGCACAGGTGCCTAGACTTCAAATGCTAGATGATTATTATCAGGGTTTGAATTTTAACATCATGCGAAACAAAAGGCGTAGAGAAAAGCACTTGGCAGATAATAGAGCTGCTCATGACTTCGCTTCTTACATTACAGACTTTATTAACGGTTACTGCTTCGGTCATGCCATACAAGTACAATCCGAAGGCAATATGACACAAGATAAAATAGATCAGTTGCATGCAATAAACGACATTGATAGTCACAATCGTTCACTGGGGTTAGATTTATCTATATTCGGTCGTGCTTATGAATACATCATACGTAATCAACAAGATGAAGTTAGAATTTATAAATCAGACCCACGTAATACATTCGTTATATACGATACTACCATTGAGAAAAATAGTATTATGGCTGTTAGATATTGGAAAGTATCGACAGAAGATAGTGTCGAGATGACTGAGGCAGAAAGCAATATCTACTATGTCGATGTCATTACTGATAATGCAACATACTTCTATGAAGCAAACAGTGTTACTAACTTAGAGTTATCAGAGCGTAAACCTCCTGAAGCACATTCGTTTGGCAAAGTAACTATTACAGAGTTTAGCAATAATGAAAAGCGACGTGGAGACTTTGAAAAGGTCATACCACTTATTGACTTATATGATGAGGCACAATCAGATACAGCTAACTACATGAGTGACTTAAATGACGCAATGCTACTTATCAAAGGCAACGTTGACCTGAATGAAGAAGTAGCGACACTGCAAAAAGAGGCTAATGTGTTCCATCTAGCACCTCCTGAATATACAACGGTAGATGATAAAGTAACGGAAGGTAATGTAGACGCTCAATACATCTATAAACAATATGATGTAAGTGGCGTTGAATCATATAAAACAAGAATTGCTAAAGATATTCATACACTTACTAACACACCAGACATGACTGACGAAAACTTTGGAGGTCAACAATCTGGTGAAAGCATGAAATATAAGCTATTTGGCTTAGAACAACGTACAGCGATTAAAGAAGGTCTATTTCGAAAAGGCTTAGTTAGACGTTACAAGTTAGTTGGAGAAATTATGAGTATCAATAGAGAAATAGATAAGGACAACCTTAGAGACTTGATATTCACATTCACAAGAAACTTGCCTAAGTCACTGACAGAAGAAATGCAAATGTACATCAATTCTGGTGGAGAAATCAGTCAGAGAACATTAATGTCTCTGGTTTCTTTCATAGACAATCCAAAAGATGAAGTTGAACGTATCAGAAAAGAGCAAGAAGAAAAGATAAAACATTCTGATGAGTTGATGTTCAATGATCTAACTGATAGCCAACCATCGGAAGAAGATGACGAAACACCTTACAATAAGGGGTGATAATACATGACTTATTGGGACGATAGAGCGAAAGAAATCATCAAAGATGAAACACTAAGTGATAAAGAAATGTCGCTCGAGATAGAACGTATTATCAACAACATGATTAATGATATTGAGAATGAGATATCTAAGTTCTACGCTCGATATGCAGACAGCGAAGGCATTAGTATTTCAGAAGCTAAAAAGAAAATTGATAACTTCGATGTTCAATCTTTCGCTAATAAAGCTAGAAAATATGTACAAGATAACGACTTTAGTGAAAGAGCAAATAGAGAACTAAAAAGATATAATACTGCGATGTACGTAAACAGGGAAAAGCTACTAAAAGCGCAGCTAGGATTAATCGTAACGTATTCATATGCACAGATAGAGCAATCAATGTACAACTATATGGAAAGTGCTTATTATCGCTCGTTAAAACAACAGGCAGGCATATTAGGTGAAACGTTACATGTATCATTAAACGATGTTAAAACGATCGTTACTGCACCTTTCCAAAACTCTAATTGGTCTCGTAGACTATGGCGTGATATGAAAGTAGTTAGACACCATGTTGAAAAAGCGACAAGTCAAGTATTACTAAGAGGTCGCCATCCTTACGAATTCGTAAAAGAATTTAGAAAAGAAACTGGCAATAGTACGTATGAGATAAGACGTTTACTCACAACGGAAACAGCTAGAGTACAAACATTAGCTGCAAAGCGTCATATGTTAGAACAACATGGACCTGACGCAGAATATGAATATCACGCTAAGATGGATAGTAAGACAACAAAGACGTGCAGAGGATTAAACAAAAAAGTTTTCAAAGTTAAAGATATGCAACCTGGCGTAAACGCTCCGCCGATGCATCCTTTTTGTCGGAGTGCTGTCGCACCACACATCAATCCTGATTGGCGTGATAAGTTCTTTGAAGAGCGCGAAGGAAGATATTTCGGAGGCGTTGTTAAATAATTAAAAGGAGGTGTTGTAAATGCCAGATGATAATAATCTTACAAATACACCGCCAGTTACTAATGAAGGTGTAGCAGAAGAAATTGTTGATAATTCTGTAGGGGATTATGAAGATGCTGATTGGGAAGAAGAAGAAGTGCTAGACACTGATTTCAGTGATGAAGAAGATAGCATGTATGAAGATGATTTCATGGAAGATGACGACGAATTTGAAGAAGATGAAAACTGGGAAGAAGAGTACGACTTTTCTGATGACTTTGATCAAGAGGATTTAGATTTCTTAGAGGGGCTAGGCGGTCCTGAAGAAGCATTAGAAGATGAGTACGAAGAAGATTACGAAACAGAAGAAGGCCTATATGACGTCACTGAACTTGATGGTGATACAATCGATGAGTATGACAAGTACGATGAAAGTTACTTGCAAGATAGATTAGATGATGTGTATGACGAATACAATCAGATATTTAATAAAGAGCCATCAGATATCATCAAAGATAGTATGACAACTCAAGAGAAGATAGACAAAATTGTTGATGCAATTCAAGAGGGTGGAAACGGTGTGTAATGAACGTATCGCTAAAGCTCTTGAAGGTATCCAGCATGAATTGAAACGATTGAATGACTCAAACCCTAGTAACCAAGCACAAGTGAAACAGAAAGAACCTGAGAAGAAAGAGTTTAAACCTAAAAATTTCATCTGAGGTGGTACTTATGTCAAAACGTGAAGCAGTTGGTCCTGGCGTTACCGCGCCAATATCTCGTCAGTAGGATACGTTAACCTACTCGACCTCAGTAAGTCGTTAAACTGCTCAATATTAAAAAATACTGAGCGGGCTTAAATCAAATGCGAATATCAAATATATCTAGCACACTAATTGGGCTTAATTGACTAATTGGGGTGCTATTTTTATGCGATTAAACATTGAATTTAAGACTGAACGGGAGGATAAACAAATGGAATTAGTAGACAAAATGAAATTAAACTTACAATTCTTCGCTGAAGATAACGAAGATGAAACTGGAGAAAGTAAAGAAAATACGCCAGAAAACAATGACGATCAAAAGCAAGAAACGTATACAAGAAGTGAAGTAGATTCTCAAATCAGTAAAGCTGTTGATTCTGCTTTATCAAAACGCGAACGTAAGCACCAGCAAGAATTAGAACAAGCTCGTGAAGAAGCTAAAAAAGAGGCTGAAAGATACGCTAATTTAACTGAAAAAGAGAAGAAAGACAAAGAAATTGAGAAACGCGAACAAGCCTTAGCTAAAAAGGAAAAAGAATTTAAATTGCGTGAACTCAAAGCTGATGTAGAAAGTGACTTAAAAGAAAAAGGTCTACCTACTTCGTTTGCACAGTCTTTAATTCATTTGGAAGATAACGAACAAATTAATGATGTCGTTAATTCGATTAAAGAAGATTTCGACAAAGCTGTACAAGAACAAGTTAAAGAAGCTACACGTCAATCAACACCTTACGGACAAGGTAGTGACGTATCTTCTAAAAAAGAAACATCTAAAAGTTTTGCAGAAATAGCAAGACAAAATAGAATAATTCAATAAATTGGAGGCATTTTAAATGGTAAAAGTAAACCCACAAACATTCAATCCAGATAATGTAATGATGCACGAGCACAAAGAAGGGGAATTGTTAAACGATTTCAACGAGCCTATTCTTTTAGATGTATTGCAAAACTCTAAAATCATGCAATTAGGCAAATACCAAGATATGGGCGGAAAGTCAGAGAAAAAGTTCACTTACTGGGCAGATAAACCAGGCGCTTACTGGGTAGGAGAAGGTCAAAAAATCCAAACTTCTAAACCTAGCTTACTTGAGGCGTCTATGCGTTCTCATAAATTAGGTGTTATCATCGTTGCTTCTCGTGAATACTTAAACTACACTTACTCTCGTTTCTTCGAAGCAATGAAACCTCAAATCGCTGAACAGTTCTATAAAAAGTTTGACGAAGCAGGTTTATTAAACATTGATAACCCGTTCAAACAATCTATTGAACAATCAGCTGCTTCTTCTAAAAATATTGTAAATGGCGATATTAACTTAGATAACGTATTAGCATTAGAGGACGCTTTATTGGAACATGATGTTGAACCTAACGCTTTCTTATCTAAAACTCAAAACCGTACTGCGTTACGTGGAGTTCGCGATAAAGATACTAAAGAAAGCTACTATGACCGCGCAAGCAACACTTTAGATGGATTACCTGTAGTTGATCTTAAATCAGACAACTTCAAAAAAGGCGACTTATACGCTGGAGACTTTAACAAAGTATTCTACGGTATCCCTTACAACATGTCTTATAAAATTTCGGAAGATGGTCAATTATCAACTGTTCAAAATGCTGATGGTTCTCCAGTTAACCTATTCGAGCAAGAATTGATTGCATTACGTGTAACTATGGACGTTGCGTTCCATATTGCAGACGACAAAGCGTTTGCTAAGTTGACTGCTGGCAGTGCTTCAAGTGGAAATACAGAAACAGTTTAATTAATCGAGGAGGTCTAACTTATGGCTTATTCTTATAAAGTTGTACGCGACTTCATTAATAAAGAAGATCAGAAAGAATATAAAGTAGGAGACGAATTCCCTACTGATATTACTTCTAAGCGTATTGATGAATTATTTCATAAGCAAAACGTATATAACAAGCAATACATCGCTTTAGATGTAGATGCTAAAGCAACAAAAGCTGAATTGTTGGAAATAGCTGAAAAACATAATGTAGATGTATCAAAAGACGATACGAAAGCGGTAATTCTTAAAGCATTGGAGGGATAACATGGCAGTATTAGAAAATGTCAAAAAGTTACTCTCTATCAATGATGATAAGCAAGATGAACTACTCGAAATAATCATAAGTAACACTGAAAAGCGTTTGATTAGCTTACTTCCAGTAGATATTGAACAAGTTCCAGATAGATTGGAATACATTGTCGAAGAAGTGGCAGTCAAGCGCTTTAATCGTGTTGGCGCTGAAGGTATGACACAAGAAAGTGTTGATGGTCGTTCAAATACATTCCAAAACAATGATTTTGACGAATATTTGGATGTCATTAACGCTTTGTTTCCTAAAAATACAAGTAAACGTGGCAGAGGTGTATTCTATTGAGATACAATAAGCGCGTTTCATTTTCTAAGGAGACAAAAGGCAGTTACAACCCTAAAACAAGTAAGTACGATGTTAAGGAGAAAGTTTTTGATATAGTCCCTTGTAACATTTCTCCTTTGTCCCCACAACGTACAAGCCTAGAATATGGAGACGTAACAAAGCAAATCAATGTCATTCGTTTAAATGGTCATTTTGAGCCACAAGTTACACATGCTTATATCAAAGGTGTAAAACACATTATCACTAAACGTATCGATTATGAACATGACACTGTATTCTACGTTGAGGAGGTTAGTTGATGGCTAATGATATTGATGCTCTAATCAGCAGACTAGAGTACATGCACGACAACATCGATGACGATGTAGATGAAGTTCTAAAAAAAAACGCTGGAGAATTTGCTAAAGATACTGTTGTAAGTGCTAAGTCAGTTATGAACAAAGGTTACTGGACAGGAAATTTAGCGCGTATGATTAGAGATACTAAAGAAGGCAACATGAAATATGCTGTGACCTCTAACGCTGGCTATAGTGGATTTTTAGAATACGGTACACGCTACATGGCTCCTGAAACGTTTATGTTCCCTGTTTATGAAAGATATACAAGACAAGTCAGAGAGGACCTCGAGAGATTAATAAACGGTTAGGAGGCGCGCTATGAAACAATCAGCTAAACTTCAACTATTCAACTACTTATATGAAAAATTTAGTGAAATTGGCGTCCCTGTAATTGAAACTAAAGAACTTAACCAAGAGCTTGAATATCCTTTTATTGCTATTCAAACAACCATAGATAGCATGAACGTGTTAACTTTTGACAGTTTTGGAGGTAATCCTACCGCCATCGTTCATCTGTGGGGGTTGGACATTGATAAAAGTGCTAATGACAATTTGCTGATGCAAGTTCAAAACATTATGTTAGATGATATCGAGCTTGAAGGTTTCAGTTTATTCAATCCGCAGTTAGACATCAATGAATCTATTGAAATTGAAGATAATCAAGCATTATCGCATGTAACTATAAATATCGAGTATACAAGTCATTAAAGGACTTGTATTTTTTATATACTTTTTAGGAGGGTAAAACCTATGGCAATTAAACAAGGTACTGATGAATTAGTCTTAATCCGTAAAGCCGGAGACCGTAAAGATGCAGATAAAGTAATGTGGGTAACAGAATTAGAACGTGAAACTGAAAAAGACAGAGATACAGAAGCTACTGTAGATGGTCCTGTTAACTCTGGAGGTACATTAGAGTCAACAGTTACGATTAACTGCTACATGAACCAAGATGACACGTTATGTGATGAAATTGAAGATGCTACCGAAGAAGATACCCCTTATGAATTATGGGTTATCAACAAAAAAGTTAAAAACAAAGATGGAAAATATAAAGCAGAATATCGTCAAGGATACTGGAATAGTATTGACCGTACTAACGACGCTGAAGATATCGCAGAATTTGAAACAGAATTTGGCGTATACCTTAAAAAAGTTCGTGGTTGGGCAACATTACCAGAACAAATCGAGAAAAACAAAGCTGCTTATGGCTTCCACGATACTGTTGCTGCAGATCCAGCTGACGATGGTCTTGTGTCAGAAATTCCACAACCTAACGAACCAAGCACAGCAGAAACTGTATAATATCGAGGGCTAGATGCCCTCTTTTTTTTGACTAAATTTAAAGTGAGGTTATTAATAATATGGAAATCAAATTTAACGGTAAAACAATTGAACTATCATTCGGATTAAAGTTTTTAAACATCATTGATAAAGAAATGGGCATGGAAGCAGAACAAGTTAACTTTGGTAAAGGTACAGAAATGTTGGTACCTGCGCTTGAAAGCCACAGTGTAGTAGATGTCGCTAAAGTTATTAAAGCTGCAACTGCACAAGAAAAAGGAGCACCTAAAACCGAAGAAGATTTAGAAGCTGTTGTTGAAGATGTTATTGAAAATACAGGACTTGAAGAATTTTGTAACGAAGTCATCGAGGAACTGGGAAAGCGTGTTTTAACCCAAAACCTCGTTCCGAAAAAATACAAAAAGAACAGCAAGAAGTAGACGAAGAAATATTAACGTTTGATCGTATAGTTATCTTGTGCATGAGCAAACTGAAAATTTACGACCTAGATGTTATTGAGCAAATGACACTTAGAGAATTCAACTATCGTATGTATGCACTAGAGTATGAGCAACTAGATAAAGATATGGATATGTACAAACTCGCTTTTGCTATTAGAGACGCAGCTGCCGAGAAAAAGAAACGCGGTGGTAAAAAAGGCGATACAGAATATCGTTTCAAAAGCGCAGACGATATCATGCATTATCAAGAGAATATTAAACGATTAGACAGGGGCGAACCTGTGAAGTTCGCTTCTGAAAGCAAATTTGAGAAGAATATGCCTCCGAAAGATTTACTTCAACAAATTGCAAAACTTAATAAATAAGGAGGTGGGAACACGTGGCAGAAGCTAACTATAGTATTAAAGCGACGATTGAAGCTAACGCTAAAAAGTTCAAAAGCGCTATACAAGCAGCTAAAAACACAGCAGAGCGTTTTAAAGGTACTATGGATAAAATCAAAGATAATGAAATTGATGCAGATGCATCAGGTGTAACTAGCGCAGTAAACAAAGCTAAAAAAGAAATAGAATCATTTAATAACACTCGTGCAGAAGCTGACCTTGATATAGATATTGACGAAGTTAAAAGCAAAGTACAAATAGCTGAAGAATATGTACGCAAATTCGATGCTTACAGAGGCGACGCAGAGTTAGACGCTAATGTAGCAAGCGCGAAAGCTAATATTGAAGAAGCACAAGCATATTTAGAACGTTTCGACGGATCAAATGCTAATGCACATGCTGATGTTGACGCAAGAAGAGCTATATCAACGTTATCTAAGCTACAGATTGATTTAGATATGTTTGACGGAAATTCTTATAGTGCTCATTTAGATGCAGACGCAACTAAAGCACGTGTCGCTATAGCAGAAGCTAAAAAGTCGCTTAATAGCTTTGCGAGACAAAAAGCAAAAGCTACAGTCGAAGTTAACGAAGGCGCTGCTGTATCTAAGATTTTAGCGCTTAAAGCAATGTTACGTTCAATTCCTAACCGAATACACACTAGGATAGATGTTGATTCAGATAAAGCGCAAGGCGCATTTAGAGCAATGGTAGCTGGTATTGATAGTTCTATGAACTCATGGAACGCTTTAGCTACACGTATCAGAACAATTGGTACCGTAATTTCTAACATGATAAAGGGTTCTTTAATTTCCAATATAACGTTGGTAGTTCCTATCATTGCTTCGATGGTTCCTGCATTATTTGCTGTTCTTAACGCTATCGGGGTTGTAGCTGGTGGAGCTGCAGGATTAGCGGCTGCATTTGGTGTTGCTGCAGGTGGAGTTATGGGATTTGGAGTTATGGCTGCAAGTGCTATTAAAATGCTTAACGATGGAACTCTACAAGCTACAGCTGAAACGAAAAAGTACGAAAGCGCCTTACAAGGTGTTCAAGATGCTTGGCAAGGTATTATAGAGAAAAATCAAAGTCAAATCTTTAACACAATGGCTAATGGTTTAAACATGATTAAAGTGGCATTATCAGGTTTGTCTCCTTTCATTAGCGGCGTGTCAAAAGGAATGGAACAAGCGAGTGCTAAAATGCTTGATTGGGCTAAAAACTCTCAAGTAGCACAACAGTTTTTCGAAATGATGGGTACAACAGGTGTAAGAATATTCAACAACATGCTAAGTGCAGCAGGTAATTTTGGTAGTGGTGTAGTAAGTGTTCTCACACAACTAGCGCCACTCGCAGATTGGGCTGCAGCTGGATTTAAACGAATGGGACAAGCTTTTAATTCTTGGGCGCAGTCATCGGCTGGACAAGAAGCTATTAGATCCTTTGTTGAATATACTAAACAGAACTTACCGTTAATCGGACAAATATTTGGAAATACCTTCAAGGGTATTTTTAACCTTATGAAAGCATTCGCGCCGAATACACACTCTATATTAGAATCTCTAGCGCAAATGTCTGAAAAATTCGCATCATGGAGTGCTACAGTAGCACAATCAGATGGATTTAAGAAATTTATGGATTATATCAACACGAATGGTCCCAAATTAATATCACTATTAGGTAATATAATCCAAATCATTATAAATGTTGGTACTGCAATGGCACCACTAGCTGCAGCAGTTTTAGATGTTGCTATTGCTATTACAGATTTTATCGCTAAATTAACGGAGGCACACCCTGCTATTGGTATATTATTAGGCTTAATCGCTACATTAGCTGGTGTATTCATGACTTTAGGACCGCCTATCTTAGGTGTTATCGACTTTATCGGAACGTTCATTAAAGTATTTACAGGCGCAGGAACAGTTATAGAAGCATTAATGTCTGTAGCTTCGGCATTGGCTCCAGTATTTGAAGCTATTGGAGTTGCCATTGCTGCAATAGATGCACCAATACTATTAATTATTGCAGGAGTAGCAGCATTAATAGCTATATTCGTTGCTTTATGGAACTCATCAGAAGTATTAAGAAATGCTGTGAGCGACGCGTGGAATGCTATTAAAGATGCAGTAGGGAACGCAATACAAGCTGTTATTGGATTTTTAGGAGACTTGCTTTCTCAAGCTCAAGATATCATGGGACCTTTAGTTCCTATATTTAAAAACGCTTGGGATAATATTGTAAAAGTTGTAGAAACGGCTATTCAGTTGATTTCTCCAATTGTTTCACAAGGTTTCCAAGCGTTAGTAGCTGTAGTGAGCACGGTTTGGACTGTGATAACTACAGTTATTAAGGTTGCCTTTGATATTATCATCGGTATTATTACCGTAGCTTTACAGTTACTTAGTGGCGACTGGTCAGGTGCTTGGCAAACAATATTAAAAGTTGGACAAAATATTTGGCAAAATATTGTATCTGCAGCTCAGGCTATATGGGATATTTGGAGTAAATATTTACAACAAACTTGGCAAAACGCAGTCAACTTTTTCAGTACAATATTTGGCGCGTTAATTGGTATTGCAAGTTCTATTTGGAATGCAATAGTCAATGCCGTTATCTCTGTAGTTAGTGGATTAGGAACTTTCTTATCTAATATATGGAGTGCAATTGTTGCTATGGCACAATTCCAATGGAACGTTTTAGTAACGGTAGCACAAACGATATGGACTGCTATTGTTACAGTAATAACAACTATAATTACAACATTAGTTACAATTGTTACTACGATTTGGACTGCAATTGTTACAGTTACACAAACGATTTGGACAGTTCTTGTTACTATTGCACAAACTATTTGGACTGCGATATCAACGGTCGTTATGACTATCGTTAATATCATCGTTACTATCGTTACAACAGCTTGGACAACGATTTCTACTGTAACATCTACTATATTTGGTGTTATTTCTACCATAGCATCTACTATATGGAATGCTATCAAAGGAGTTATACAAGGTGTAGTTACAATTATCGTTGGTATCGTCAGTGGAAGTTGGGCTAGATTAAGCGCTATTACAAGTTCTATTATGACTTCAATTTCTTCTTTAATAACTTCTTTATGGAATTTAATTAAAGGCACAATTATAAACGCTGTAATGGGTGCTGTTCATGCAGCAGTTAGCGGATTTATGAATATGCTTAGTTCTATAGGTTCAGCTATGCGTGGTATTGTCAACGCAGTCATTAATGGTATGCGTAACGTTGTGAATAATGTAAGAAACGGAGTATCAAATGCTTTAAGTGCAGTACGTAACTTTATAGGCCGTTTCACTCAAGCCGGTACAGATTTAATTATGGGAATGGTAAATGGTATTAAAAACGCCGCTGGTGCTGTTGTAAATGCAGCTAAAGGTGTTGCTAGTTCAGCAATCAATGCGGTTAGAAGTGTCCTCAATTCACATTCTCCTTCAAGAGTTATGATGGGAATTGGTGGAGATTTCGGAGAAGGTTTTAAAATCGGTATTGATGATAAAAAGAAATCAGTTGCAAACATTGCAGGAGGTTTAGGATCCAGTGCAATAAAAGCAGTTAAGAATGCTGTTAATCCTTCAGATGTATTAGGCGATGTTAGAAGTACTTTGAAAAACAGTAATCTTAAAGTTCCAAATATTCAAGGAGATATCAAAAGCGCGAGTGCATCAGCTAATGCTAATATCACTCACACTCACGAATATAAAACAAATCCATCACAACGTGTTGTAACTGTAAAAATGGATGTTAACAACGACGCTTTAACTCATATAGTCAACGGACAAAATGCAGATAGAGATGCAACATTCACATTCTAGGAGGTCAGGCAATGGATTTAGAAATTAAACAAAAAGATGGATATAAATATAAGTTGTCTGACTTCGGTTTTCGAGTGAAAGATATTGTCATCGAAAGTCCGGAGATAGAGGACAACTATGAAACAAAAGAAAATACAAGCGGTCGTATGTTACTTAGTAGTCAGTATCGTAAAAGAAAAATTACGGTACCCTGCTATGTAGTTAGTACGAAACTTAATGATATACCAAGATTAAGAGATAAATTTTATGATTTGACTGTTAACACCGAACCTGTTTGGATAAGAGAACTTAGATACGCAGAAGAACATAACTACAGTTTTTTACAACCTACTGAAGAAGATTATCAATCATATGACAAATACGGTTATCCAATATTTCATCATAATATGATGAATGATAATTTTTACACTAGTGGTAAACAATATCAGGTTAAATGCTCATCTGTTATAACTCCAGAAAACAAGGGCAAAGTTATTAATTTCGATCTAGTTTTTGAAACGATTGAGATACCATTTGCCGAGAGTATTGGTACTTCTTTAGATTTAGAGAACAAACCTAACAAAGCGCTGTGGTCTAATGATATGTTAGTACCGTTTGACGAAGAAAACGACAAAAGAACATACACTTTTACTAATATTTGGAATAATAGTGTTTATTACCATGGAAATGTACCTAATAACGAATTTAAACTCTATAAGAAAGTAACTATCGTTCTAGGTAAAAGTGTAAGCAGTAAAGAAAGCTTCCAATTTACGTTAGGAAAATCTGATTATATGAAAATCAGTAATATTAGTTTGAAAAAAGGCGACAAGATAGTGTATGACGGAGTTCAAACGTGGAGAAACGGCACCCCAATTAATCATCGTTGTACAAATGCACAACCTAAATTCTATCCTGGCTGGAATGATTTCGCTTTTAATCAACAGGTTAAGTCAGTAACGTTCGATATGAAATTTTATTATAAGTAGGTGGTTATTAAATGCCAGTATTATTTAGCCCAATAAGAGGTATAGGAGAGCCAGTCTATGTGACTACAACTACTACATCTAAATTAGGTTCTGAAACGGTCGTACAATGCAAATTGCTTGAAGATAAATATAACTATAATGTTATACGAGGTATTGATAAACGCTGGACACTGACGCAGTTAACAGGACCTAATGACAAGAGAGAATACGTTGCTTATATCATCGATAGACAAACACATGGTAGAAATCAAGAAGTTGCTGTAACACTTAGAGAGAAGCCGATAGATATCATTAAGAGAAAGAGAGTGTATGACAAAATAGATGGTCCTCATAAACCACCCGACTTTTTCGAAAAGATATTTAAAGGAACTGGACTTAAATTCAAAGTGCCTAGTAATTTATTTGTATCTGAAATTAAAGACTCTGGCGAGGGAGAAAGTGTCGAAGATTTACTGAAAAAGGGTTTAGAGGCATGGGACTTAGAATTTGATATACATCATGATCATAAAACAAACACATATACTTTTGAATTTACGCCATATTTAGAAAAAAGAGCAACTTATCATATAGACGATGAAATTAACGCAAACAATATGAAATTAGAAGAAGATAGTGGTCAAATGTACACCTATGTTAAAGGGTACGGTTCTTATACAGATGAAGAGGGTTTAGATGGTGCAGGTCTTATCGTTGAATTTGAGCACCCTAATATGAAAGATTACGGTAGATTTGATGCACCACCTGTTAAAGATGGTTCAATCACTGATCCTGATATTATGCGAGCTAGATTGCAAACTGTTATTAATGCATCTATAAAACGCTCTTTAACTTTGGATTTTATAGCCTTGCGACAACATTATCCTAATGCCGTTCCGAGAGTGGCAGATATTGTTAAAGTTAAACATTCTATATTAGGTATCAATGAATTTATGAGAATTGTAGAAGTTAAAACTATTAGAGACGCTGAAAATAAGATAGTAAAACAAGACGTAACTTTAGGAGATTTCAATCGTCACAACCGCTATTTAGAACGAATTAGTCAAGCAGCACAAGTTGTAGGTGGTTTAGGTGGAGGATTTGCTAATTCATATCGAACAACATACGCAAAAGCAAATGCAGCTATTACTTCTACAAGAAAGTCCATTGACTCTAACAAAGCATTGCATGGAAACGCCAATGGAATAAGAGCAATTGTAGAAAAAGACCACATACTAGAATATAACAGAAATGGTAAATTCCGAGTGTCTCACGATCGTGGTAAGACATGGCAAGTTATCGCAAGCGCTAAAAGTGGGTTTAACAAATACGTAATACCGAAAGCAACAGAAAAAGCATCTGGACTGATGAGTAATAGTGATAAAAAGAAAGTAGATAGACTCCATTACAATCGACTTAAAATGCAAGGCGAAAACGGCAAATATTATAACATTACGATAGATAAAGACGGAAAACTACAAGTTAAGGAGGCGTAGCAATGCGTAAAACAATATATACCAAGCTAGATACTTTATTTAGTTCACGGTATGTGAGAGAAAATGAGCTAAACTACATTGCTATACGAGACATGCTAACTAATATTGAAGAAATATTAGTAAAGCATGGTAAAACCGAAAAGCAAGCTCATAACGCTGAACAAATTGTATATAGATTGCCTACTGGTCCTAATGTTACTGTAGGACAAGAATTAGGATATCAAAGTAAACGTATTAGAAATTTAGTATTAGGAACAATTGGTAATGGTCTACAAGAAGTGAGAGACAGTCGTACATCAATTGACGCTCAAAACTTCCCTATACTTTCAGAAAGATTAAGACATGACTTTACTAGAATAGACGAAAAAATAGACAAAGAACTAAATGTGGCTGATGACGCTACTTATCTATTTACTCCTCCATTTATTGCTAGTGCAGAACAAGGTGTTAATGAAACACCTAATAATAACGATCCCGATGACAATAGAAAAGTGTTTTATGACAAATTTGTTGACAACAAGTATGTTACGAAAAAATATGTAGGTAAAGACCAAAGTAACAAGTACAATGTTTATGCTTATGATTTCAAACCTCAAAACTATACAAAAACTTTACTCATCACATCATGTATACACGGGAATGAATACAGTGCATTTTATGCTTTAAGTCGCTTTATGGATTTAGTCGTCAATGAATGGAACAAGTATTCACAACTCGCTTATATACGTAAAAACGTTAGGGTGGTTATAGTTCCTATTGTTAACCCTTGGGGCTTTGCTAATAATGAACGTGAGAATGTAAATAATGTAGACTTAAATCGTAATTTTGACTATTATTGGTCAAATGGTAGTGGTACACGTTCTACTGGTAAAAACTACAAAGGGACTAAGCCGTTTAGTGAGAGAGAAAGTAGAAATATGAAAGCGCTAGTGGAAAGTTTAGGTGATATTACTGCTCACGTGGATTGTCATAATATTGTTTCTCAAGTAAGTGACTATTGCTTATTCTATCCGCGTTTTGCTAACCAACCTAACAATGTAATGACTGAACTACTATCTGAAATATCAGATCATGGCGACTATGTTACATGGGGGTCAAGCACCTTAGCTTCATTTAGTAACTGGGTAGGTATTAAGCATGGTACAACTTCTTTCTTGCCTGAAGTATATGAGGGTAGAGCTGGGAAACCTAGAGGAGCTCAAGAAATGTGGCGTTCAGTTTATTACTTAGGAAACATCATAGTTAAATTAGCTAAATTGGACACTAACAAAGAAGGGAGAATTGCTAATCAACCTATTGTAAAATCTTTGGTTTATAGTAGCAGATTTGATAAAAAAGATACTAAACCATTTTCTCTTATTGCAAAAAAAGATTACCAACGTATGCTAATGACACAACAAAGGTTCCAAGTTACAGCTAATGGCTTTGTAGAGTTAAACGGTTCTATTACTGTTGAAGTTGATAGAGATACAACGATAGCTGTAGCACCATATGTTGTACAAAACTATCACCCGTACAGCGGTAATGGAAAAAGTAGAAAACGTCACTTATACAGAGTGAGAATGCCAGTTAAAAAAGGTTGGCATACTATCCCGCTGCATGCAATAGCTCCTGTTCAATATTCAACAACGAGTCCAAACAACGTACACAGATCAAACGAAGTTATGGGTGTTGTTGATATATTAAGAACTAAAGGTGTTGCAAAGGTTAGAAACTTAATTATCAACCTTACTTTTACACCTTCACATTCACACACAGCAGTTCAAATTCTTAAATCTGGTGGGTATGGTAACCAAAAAGAAAAAACATTCCATCAAGTTTATCCTAATAAGCCAAGCGCATATACTAAGACAAACAAAATTATTCATAAAACTAAAAAGAAAAAATAAGGAGGCTTCATAATGGATGGATTTTACAAAGAAGCTAGAATTACTACTGTCGACGAACCTTATTTAAAACCGATATCTGACGAAGGTATCGGTTTTTATAATATGGATATAAATACTGCGGTATTAACTTTTCAAGTACGTAGAGAAATAAACGGGGAAAGTTATCCCCTAGAGATTAGCGAAGCTAACACTGAGATAACAGCTTATTTTGTTTCCGATAACGGTTCTTCAACCGGAAGGGTTAAAGTTGAATATGTTAATCCTATGAAAGGCATTATACGTTTAACTTTAGACAGTAATTTCCTAAAGGCTTCTACCGACACTCATGTGACTGGTCAAATTTATATCAAAGCAGTTGGTCGTAAAGATACAGTTGTACTTAACGAGTTTCGCTTTTACGTAAAAGATGCATTAATTAACCAAATAGATGCTGATATTAAAATCAGATATATTAGAGAAATTGACGATCTTGTTGATTTAGTAAAAGACAGAATTGATACTGTATCGAAAGAATTAGAAAACGTTCAAAATGCTGAAGAAGAATTCATGAATTTTGTAAATACTCAAAAGACAGAATTTGTCAAACAAGTTAAAGATTTACGGGAACAAATGGAAAGTTTCGCAAAACAAACCGAAACAGAGTTAACAGACTATCTAAATAATATTAACGATAAAATTTTAGAGGTCAACGAACGACTAAATTCGGCAACTGAAGGGGTTATCACTGAACAAAACTTAGAGGAACACCTTATCGGTTATGCTAAGAAAGAAGAAGTCGGTACAGAACTGTCTAAAAAGGCAAATGAGGACGAATTCAAGGCGCTTTCTGATGGATTAGATGAATTAATACAAAACAAAGTTAATGAAGCTATTAAGAACGCTACAGGCCAATTATCAGCACTTACAGAAGCCGAAGGTTTTGCTATTAGGTTAGATGATGTTGACTTATCTACTATGAACAAAATTGATAAAACTGGTTTTTACTACCTTTACAACCCTACAAATTCTCCTGATCCTGATAATCAAAGCGGTTACGCTATTGTGATATCACGAAGCGAAACATACAAAAAAGTGTTGTTCATGCCATATAACAGACACAGAATATATTCTCGCAACATGATGGGTGAAACGACAAGATGGGGTTCTTGGTACGATGCTACTAAAGGAGTAGTAATACCTGGTTCAGACCCTGTTGTATAGGAGGTATTTTATAATGAAAAATAATTCAATCACTTACTCATTATCATTTTTGATGATTTTAGGATTTGGAGCATTGATGTTTGAACGTGGTTTTTTCTGGACAAGAGAACAGGCGTCAATCATTAGAGATAGTGATTTCTATTTAGCTTTACATCATATAATGCCTATTTGGATATGGGGAGTCCTTGCGATGATTTTTAGTGCTTTTATTATAATTGCCCCATTCTTTTTACCTACACAAAAGTTAAATAATACTTTCAACTATCTTATTTGTATTGGGGGTTGGGGTAATGCTTGCTTTTACTTTTTAATGACATCCGCTAGTATGTTTCATGCTATTAATTGGCTTTCTCCTTTGCAATTCTCTACCTTTACAATGATCTGTGGCATTTTAGGGTTCTACGGAGGTGTAGAAATTGTCTCAAGAAGAAGATAAATATGTATTACGTACAGAATGGATAAAGAATACAGGTAAAATTTATGAAAAAATCAACGAAAATGATAAAAAACACATTGAGGCATACAGCACACTAGATAAAAGGCTCGAAAAACAAACCGGATTACAAGAAAAGCAATTCGAATCTCAAGAAAGATTAGAAAAGCACTTAGAAAAAATTAGCAGCGTCATAGAAAAAGTAGGCTCAGAATTTACAGATGTAAAATATACTGTTAAATCACATGAAGCTCAATTAGAAAACATCAATAAATCAATTTCCGACAAACAAAAAGGAAATGTTCAAGTAGTAGTAGCGTTAATTAGTGGTGGTTGTGCAATTATTGCAGCAGCATTCGGTTTAGCCTCCGTAATATTTTAAGCTGACACTTCGGTGTTGGCTTTTTATTTTGATTGAAGAAAGTAGGTGTGTAAATGGCTATACTACCTAAAAGCGGAAAACCAACAGCCTCGCAAGTTGTAGATTGGGCTAAATGGATGGCTAAAAATCATAAAGGTGTCGACATTGACGGTAGGTATGGGTTAAAGATAGCTCATGTAAAATAACGTGAATTGCTGGGAAACCCTTAGAACCTTAATAACTACAACGTAATCGGTAACGGTAAGCGTGATAGTTCAAAAATATTAAGGATTGGGTAATCAGCAGCGAAGCCTCTATGGTAACAGTAGAGGAACGTTCAACGACTAAGTGCTTGTAATTACAAGACAGTGCGTTAGAGAATAATCAACACGAAATACATCAGAAGATATAGTCTAGTCTCATATGAAAGCATGAGGCTCTTTTTATAGAGCGATTTAACGTTATACAAGCGTATTAAGAAATTGATACAGGGAAAGGCGTTAAATTAAATACAAACGTTCAATGTTGGGATTTGCCTAACTATATATTCCAACGTTATTGGCATTTCAGAACGTGGGGCAATGCCAACGCTATGGCTAACCGTAGTCAATATCCAAATAGGTCATGGAAAATCTATAGAAATACATCTAGTTTCATTCCTAAGCCTGGGGATATAGCTGTATGGACATATGGTTGGGCTGGACATACTGCAATAGTTGTTGGCCCTAGTGACAAAAAGACCTTTCGTTGTGTGGATCAAAATTGGTACCATTCAAACCAATGGAGTGGTTCGAGAGCAGCGTTTGTAAATCATAACTACAACGGTAATGGTGGGAACATTTATTTTATTAGACCACCTTATAAAGCCGAGAAAAACCCTCCTAAACCAAGCGGCGGTTCTGACACTTCAAGCACCACAACAACAGATAATAATAAAACAGTAACCATTAAGAAGAAACAAACACATATCAATTTCACTATTGACGATGAAGAACCAACTTATCCTGAATTTATCCGACACGATATTGTTCAAGGTAAAGATAGAGGTCATAACCCTAAGAAAGTGACTATAAGAAACGCAAATACAATGTGTTCAGTTCTTGATCTATACTTTGATAGAGAAAAATATCTTACTGATAAAGAATATCCTCACTATTTCGTAGATAGAAACCATATATGGCAACCTAGATTAGAAATGTACGAAGTACCTAGTCACCCTGATAATATCGTTATTGAAGTGTGTCAAGATTTATCAGCAAGTAAAGATGATTTTATCGTCAACGAGATACACACAATGCTACAAGCAGTGTTCAGAATGAAATATCAAGGTATACCAGTTAAGCCATCTTCTATTGAAGTTGACACATCTAATATTTGGCGAAGCGTATACGAGCATGGAGATTGGGATATATCACTCAATGGATTGCCGCCTAAGAAAAACATAGACAAAACAATCAATGGATTACTATATCTATATAAAAACAGTAAGAAGTTACTTTCTGAAATTCCTAAAGATAAAGTTAAGACTAAAACTATTAAAGTTACAGTTCCGGTATCTAGTGTTAATAAGAATACAACTACAACGACAAACAAAAAAGGAAGCAAAGAGCCTACTGTGGTTGTTTCAAGAAGTTCTTATTCGTTCAAGAGAGCGGTATCTATTCAAATGACTAAATCCCCTCAGATTAACTACGGTAACGGGTGGTATGGTGCAAGTTACTCAGCAACACTTAATGCTATGAATTCGCTTAAGATTTGGAATAGTAAAACTCAAAAATATCAAATGCTCAATCTTGGTAAATATCAAGGCGTTTCAGTTTCAGCACTTAATAAGATATTACGTGGTAAAGGTTCTTTATCCGGGCAAGGTAAAGCAGTTGCTTATGCTTGTAAGAAGTATAACCTTAATGAAATATATTTAATTGCACATGCCTTCCTTGAGAGTGGTTATGGTACATCTTACTTCTCAAGTGGTCGTGCTGGTGTTTATAACTACTTCGGTATAGGTGCATATGACTACAACCCTAATTATGCAATTACTTACGCTAGAAATAGAGGGTGGACTACTCCCGCTAAAGGTATTATTGGTGGCGCTAAGTTTGTAAGACAAGGTTATATCAGCAAAGGCCAAAATACACTTTATCGTATGCGATGGAACCCAAGACATCCAGGTAATCATCAATATGCAACTGATGTACGCTGGGCACAAGTTCAAGCGACAACTATCAAAAATCTATATGACAAAATCGGTATAAAAGGTGTCTATTTCATTAGAGATAGATATAAATAGGGATAAGGCTGACAGCTCTTATCCCTAAATTTATTATTGGAGAGGTGTTTTTATGGAAACGTACAAAACTGGTACAGTTAATACAATCATCAATGAAAATGGCGTTGATTTAGGCAGCATAAACGTTAATCTGTACACAATGGATAACAAGACATCTGTTATTGATATCCATATTAAGAAAAAGAACATTATTAATGAAAATCAAGAATACATCTCTGTGAATTTTAATCAGACGAAATTCGAACCTGTATTACATGTTTTTGCACAAGATGGTTCTATATTCACTAATGAGCCATTAGAAATAGTTAAAGCTGAAGAAGGCTTTGTAAGATATATTATCCCTGAATATATCACTAAACATGTAGGGCAAATGCAATGTAAATTATTCTTAGAAAATCCTGAAAATAACGATAGCACACATGTTGCTAACTTTTATTTTACTGTTAACGACAGCGGTATAACTAAAAGTGTAGGAAAAGAAATACGTGTGGAATTACTAGATGATATCGTAGAAAAAGTAATGAAAGACAATGTAGATATCTTCAAAGGACCTAAAGGAGATACTGGAGAACAAGGTCCAGCAGGACAAGACGGTAAAGATGGTAAAAATGGCATTAATGGTATCGATGGTATAAATGGTAATCCAGGTCCTCAAGGACCACCAGGAGAACAGGGCTTGCAAGGGGAAATTGGATTACAAGGTCCTAAAGGCGAACCTTTCAAATACGAAGATTTCACACAAGAACAATTAGACCAGTTAAAGGCTAAAGGTACTGACACAGGCTGGCAAACACTTCCTCTTGTGAACGGAATTACACAAGCTGGGACACTTAACAAGCCAATGTATAAATTAATCTCTATTAATGATACAGAAATGCTATTTATAAAAGGTGCAGTAAGTTCCATTAACAGTAAAGAAATGATTTTTGCGAAACTCCCGAAAAACATCTCGGATAAGGTGAAAGATTATAAACAATATACAAAAGCGGGCGTTAATTCATCTCAATTAATCATCTACAACGTGACTATAACTCAAAGTGGAGATTTAAAAATAACATTTGACCCTAAAAGTGAAGCAATGCCTTATGGCGCTTATTACATCGAAGGAATAGTCGTTTTATAGGAGGCGGGAATATGAAGACAAAGCAAATTTATTTTTATGATGGCACACCATATTTAGTTATTGAAAATCACAATGGAGAAATGGAATATCCTAAAGGACAATGGACTGATATAGAACCTCCAGAAGGAATATATACTCCTTGTCATTTTGATGGTAAACAATGGATTGGCAATACTAAAGAAAATTGGGAAGACTCACAACCGAAAAGCGAAAATGAAGATACGACAAATAAAAACAATGAAAAAGAAGATATTATAGCTGACCTATCTTTAGAGTTGTTAAAAACACAAGAAGAATTAAGCGATGTAAGAAAAGATATATCTGATTTAACTATACAATTGTTAGGAGGAACTACTAATGCATGATATCGGAGTTAAATATTATAAAATGGGATATTACACAAACGAACAGTTTGCTTTATTTGTTAAAAGAGGATTTGTAACGCCAGAAGAATATTTCGGATTAACTGGTGTTGAATATAGTCCAGATATGGCTCATGCCTAGAAAATGCATAACTTAAAATCTTTCAACTATGAAAGGTTGTAAAGTTATCTTGTAAGATTAGATAAATGTAACTTAATAAGGATTCTCCTACAATTAATATGTATTCTAATTGAAGGAGTGTTCGTTAATGAAAGGATTGAAAATTTTATTAATTCCTATAATAGTCATTATATTATTAGTAGTAGGATTACTTTTCGGATTGAGAATTTACGGTGATCATCATCCAAATAATAAAAGTATAAAAAGCTTCAATATGAGGAATCCTCTTGAACCGACAAAAGAATATTACGTAAAAACAACTAAGCCAATGAAACATAAACCAAAAGGATTTAAAGATGGAGATAATGTATACAGAACAACTGGTTATGATGATAAAGGTAATGGTAAAAGAATCACTTATGTGGGATTAAAAAAACTTAAACCCAATCACTATTTAAAAATTAAACAAAAATTAGATACAGTTAAAAGTTATGAAGAAGTTAAAAAAGACGATATTCCTAAAGAAGCACGTAAACGTTTAAATTAATATATTAGAGTCTGGGACATAAATTCCAGGCTCTTTTATTATTTGCAAAACAAGTAACCGAAGCTTTTGGTATTGATATATCTACTCAACTTGAAACCGTAAGCGGTATTATTGGTAGTATTATCACATTACTTGTAGCTTTAGGTGTTATAACTATCCCTAATACTAAGAGAATTTCAGACGCTGGTATCGACTTTGAATTAAACAAACCACATAACGGTATTATAGGTGGCGCTAAGTTCGTTAGAAAACAATTCTTCAACAAAGGTAAAAACACATTATACAGAATGCGTTGGAACCCTAAAAACCCTGGACATATGCAATACGCTACTGCGATTGAATGGTGTAACTTCCAAGCTACAACTATTAGTAGCTTATACAAAAAAGTAGGTGCAAAAGGTATGTACTACATTAGAGATAAATATAGATAACAAGGCTATTCACTGTGAGTGGGTAGCCTTTAATAACTAGAAAAGGTGGTTTCTAATGCTAATAAATGTACTTAATTTAAATGACTCACAAGACGGCAATCGCATTAAACAAGG